TTTTTCGTCGATATTTCATGCGCACCCACTTGGCGTTTTCCTGTATCCGAATTCTGCGGTATGACGTCGTCGTTTCTTGCGGCTGCATGTCAGAAAGCAACGCTAAATTCCCAGTCCGTCCGGTATCCCAAGCGTAAATTTTACAAAATCCGTCGGTTTGTGGTTTTTCGACTCTATCGATGACCTTGATAGTTTGCGGCAAGCGGTTTTTCAGAATCCGGTTTATGCCTTCTCCAATGGTTGTGTATGAAATTCGGCCTGTCGTAGAAGACAAATTTTGAGCTTGCGCTTGAGTACTATAAAGCTCAACAACGTCAGGAGAAGTCGGTCTAACGTAATACGTGGAAGTTGCGTTTAGCGGTAACGGCAATAAGCCTTCTGTTAAAACCGTAATTGCATCACCTGCGGAGTATTGTTGGTCAGGTATGTCAAGCGACGAAGCCGCTACAATGCTAAATGTTCTAGATAAATTTAGCGTATGCTGGCCATTACCAATACCCGTTAGCGTGATCAAAGCACCTGATGTATTGTATATTTCTATTTTTCCATCGACGATACTTAACTGATAGTTCGTATTTGTTGCCAACGGGGACGGGAGAGTACCCGTTGTTTGAAATTGAACATCTGCGAAATTTGAAAAATAACCAGCGGACTCGATGTCCAAATAGTTATCGCGTATGACAGCCGTTACGGATTTTTGAGAAGAAAAATACAATGTGCCAGAACCAAGTGCTACAACAGAAACTCGTCCAGTAGTGGATGCCAAATTAGTCGCTTCAGCGAGTGTCGTATACACTTCTACGTATTCATTGCTTGTTTTACGTAAAAAATAGATAGTGCTTGGGTTAATGGTTGGAGAGCATGTTGGTAAATTTGATGGGCTGTAAAAACGAATTTCTTGGCCTGTGGCGTATGCTGTAGCGTCAACTTTCCACTGAGGTAAAAAACCTACTGAAAAAGATCTGCTAATCGTCAAAAATAACTGTCCAGAACCTAGCCCCGTAATGTTTACTTTTCTAGGTACCGTATCATTCAAAACGAAGTCGTTGGAGTTGATCGGGCTTTCAGCGCGATACACAGTTCCTTGCGATACTGGGGATGGAAATGTTCCATTCGTAGTAAACGTAACAAAACTTCCGCCCGCGGCAGTCACAGAAATGATTGGGTCTGTCGCATAACCTGTACCACCCGTGATAACCACAATCTGGTTAATGACTCCGCCTGAAACGAATGCTTGAGCCGTTGCGCCAGTTCCGCCGCCGCCTGAAATCGTTATTATTGGAGCCGCTTCATAACCACTACCGCCGTTTGTGATAGATATGCCGGTGACAGTGTTGTTTGTCCTAGATGCGGTTGCCGCGCCGCCGCTTCCTTGCGGCGTATTTAAGCCATGCGGTGATACCGTGGTAACGACGCTATTCGCGTCAATCGAGCAAGGAATAACTTTAACCAAAGAACTTGTTCCTGTTCCGGCATCGGTCAACGAGATAGGTTTAGCGCCACTCGTAGCATCCGTTAAAGTTTCATGCAATGTTAATGAATTCGCGTTTATCGTGCGGATAAAATAATTCACTCCTGCTATAAGCGGTGATGGCAACTGACCTCCACTATTTGAAGCAGTTACCGCGTCGCCTGTCTGGAAATTATGGCGAACGTTAAAATTAAATGCTGTGACTGGATTAACCTCTTTTAGCGCCCGGATAGAAACGCCGGTTCCTGGCGTAGAAACATCCACAACATTTTTTTCATTTCGCGCGTCATCTAAAGAACTAAAAATCCTAAAACGGTCGGCGCCGTTAACTTTGACGAAATACTCTTGCGAAGAGCTTAGCGGAGAGGGTAGTGGTGATCCAATAAAGATGACCTTGTCTAAGTCTAAGAGATTGCTATTCCCGGAAGTTTGGAATTGGGTCCTAGAAGAAACTGCCCTCAAATCTGAAAATATAAGCGTTGAAGATGACGGGATGGTAGTTAATTCTATAGGACTCTGGCCTGTTCTAGCATCTAATCTAGAACTGTGAAGCGTGACGCTTTTTAAGTCTGAAACGCGAATATAGTATTTCGCGCCGCTTTGTAAAGGAGTAGGAACAGACCCGGAGGTTACAACAACCTGCATGTATGCGCCTGTGACAAGCTCATGGTCAGTAGTTGAAATAAATCGCGTAATAGGCGAGACTGAAAAACGGCGGCGGTAGATAGAGGTTGTTGGGGCGACTGTTGGCGCTACTAAACTTTGAACTAGCGGAATGGAAATTCCATCGATCCATTCGCCGTCTTCTAGTTGATCGCGTAAAGGACGGTCATTTTGGTCAAAACCCATAATTCGAATGAGTTTTCCGGAATCAGCAATAAGATCGCATTGCGCTATTGCCGGACCCGGAGTAACTATATCCATGAAAGATCCGACAAATCCGGAATCGTCCCATACCCAAGGAACAACGCGATCTTCTACCAACCCGTCACCGTTTAAGTGAAACCTGTAGAATTCATCGCGCATAAAGACAGGCACCCCGTCTACGATGACGGCCATAGGAGTTTCTACTTCTCTAGGCAGAGTCAACGTCGCGCCATCCGAAAAAGTTCGGATGTCGAGCATTCCTATATTCGCGTTCCAGTCGCCTTCGTCTTGGAGCGCTTGTACAGCATCGCTGATTTTAAGCAGCGCCTTTTGTCTATCGCACCTGCCTAAAATCTCGATGACTTCATCGATGATTTCGTAGACAAACATTGCAAAAGCATTAGATTCGCGGCAGGCCCATACCTGCATCGGACATAGCTGAAAGTTCTTGGCCGAAACCGGCAAGATCTTGGCCTGTCGCCATGACTTCGTCCATTTTAGCCGAGGCTTTCATAGCTTTTTCTTCGGCTTTAATTTGAGCATCGGCGGCTTGGATAGCTTGACCTAAGCCTGCTATGAATCCTTTCGCCAACTCGAAAGTTTCGCGCGAAAGCGTAAGACTGACCTGGTTGTCTTCAACGGGAATTTCTGTTGGCATCATATAGTTAGTCTTCCTCTTCTTCTTTTTTGGGTTTTTGTTTTTCTTTAGATTTCGATTCGGCTTTTTTTAGGCCTTCTTCGATTTCATCTTCAGAATCATCTTGTGAAACGGGTTTTGGGGAACTTTCGAAAGCGATAGATTTTACCTCTAACTCCAGAGAAGACTCCTTAATCGAAGAGCCGTTTTTTTCGCGGTCGCTTTCGCTTTTTGAAATAACGCGAAATTGAATGACTGCCGTTCCTTCAGAACCTGTAGCAGGAGCGTCATCTAAATTTTCGCGTCCGCTAATATACAAAGACGGGTAATTTATTTTGACTGGCGCATCATCTATTTCGACGACTGTCGCCATGCTTTCTGGATTTACCGGTGAAATTCCGAGGTCGATAGTCTTTGACATAGTTTTATGATAGCTCGAGAAGTTTGTTGCGAATACACGAATATCCCACTAAGCAAATAGGTCTTGTTTCGCGTTGACTCGGGCACGCATCTGCGCCATCGTCAATCCTGTTTTTGCTTGAAAATGCGGGCGGTCAATAAATTTAGTCCATCTTCCGCCCCATTCAAAACCTAGAGATTCCCCGATTTCGCCGCATGTCGTATATAGCGCATGATCCCCAAAGTATTTTCCATCTCTAAAAAGTCCAATGTCAAATGCAATCCCAAAGTTATGGTTGCTGAATCCGCCTTTAGCATTTGTAACTTTTTTCCCTGGAGCTGTGCGCCCTTTTGCATAGAGCGCATCTTGCTCCGCCCAAGTACGAGTCCCACTAATAATTTGAATGTTGAAGCCATGCGACTTCATTTGCGGGACAGCTATCGACATAAAAGAACGGGCCATTTCTTGCACCTTAGGATGCAAAGATGCTATATTTTTTTCCGTTCTCTGATCGAGCTTCATTTTCCTTTGCGCGCGACATTGATTAAGCCTACAAGGCCAAGACCTGCTGCCAAGATAGCATTTTGAAGTTCAGGTTCAAGCTTAACGCCTAGCGCAGTCGCTACGAGAATAAGCCCTCGCCAAGTAGAATTTTCGCTAAGGCGCTCAAGAATAACGTTCAGGATTTTCATTTGTCTTTTAGTAGTTTTGGTTTTGTTAGTTTAAACTGTTCCCACGCAAATTTGGCGGAATCAGTTGGTTCTTTTTCTGGGGAGCTTTTTGGAATATACGAAACTTGGACGCTAATTTTTAAATCGCCTAAGCTACCACGCTGTTGTTCATTTCCAAATGGAGGAATCGGAACTGACACGCATCCAGCGCAGAATAGAGCGAAAACTAAGGCAATACTTTTCATCCTAGTTTTCTATCAACTTTCTCAAAGATAATTTTTGCGCTAGATACGACTTGAAGCATTTCTGAGTTAGCCGTTTTTAGATATTGGATAAACTCATTGTTTTGCTTTTCAAGATCTGCTTGAAGTTTATCTATTCTAGCAGTTAAAAATTTCACAATTCCATAGCCCGCAAAAATACCGATGGCTAAAAGAGCCACGAACATCCAACGATCGGATTTTGTGGAGGCTTCAGTGACGAATTCGATCGTTTTATAGATGTCCATAGGTTAAAGATTCTCGTCTTGCCACTTTTTCATGAAGCTACGCGTATCTGCTCCAGTTATGATGGTTTTAAAAATTTGAGAACCGTCTTCTGCAAGAACCGGGTCCCCATTCTCGTCGACTTGCGGCTCATTGGTGGTCTGGATTGTATTTTCCCCAGATACAAATGGTTCAATTAAATCTGGAATCTCATCAACTCGCCCGAGCTTAAGCAAAGCTTCGGCTTTTATGAAAGCCTCAACTTCAGCCTGCGTGTACTCTGAAAAGAGCATTTGCCAATACTGGACTTGAGCGCCTTCGTATTCAGCAATTGAATGCTGCTTGTTTTTTGTGTCCGTGAACAGATAAGTGATCATAGTTATTCCTCCCAAACGGTTGCGAACCAGTTAAGATTGATAGGTGTTCCGGGGGTT